TAACAGAAAAAAAGAATGACAGACGAGTTTGGTCAGAAGGCTTTATTTTAGCCTATGAAGGACTGACGGTAGAAGATCGCTATCAGAGCTTGATCTTAGGTTTAAGCGAGGCTGGGTTCGTCAAGCAGGACTACACCTCTTACTCTCCCTTGAGCAAAGTGACCGATTTATTGTTAGATGGTGTCGTTGTTCGTCTTTATCTAGTAGATCTAAACAGCGACACGGTGATTTGTTATCGTGTGGGTTTAGAAGGTCGTATGGATAACGATGACACCGACACTATATTTAGGCTTAGTCTGGACACGATATGGGAGGACATTCGTAAGGCTTGGATCAGTTCAAAGTTATAGTTTTTCTATATGTTGATTATATTAGCATCGAACTTTGTAATAGGAGTACATCATCATGTCCGAGTCAATGAAGAACGCTTTAGAGTGGGGTTTTAAGATACTGTCAGTTTTCTTGATCCCTGTAATCATTTATATCTTTAACATGAGTACGAGTCTGAAGCTGATGGAGCAGAAGTCCGAGTCTCAAACACGCACTATCGAAAAGTTAGAGGGTAAGATTGAGCGTATAGAAGAGGACTTGAATCAAGTTCAGCTTAACAGTCAAGAGCTTCGTCAAATGAGAACGGACTTAAATCAACAGAACGCTATGATGAGGGAGGTTTATCAGTGGGTTCTCCGACAACAAGGTAGAAATCCATGAAAAAGTTAGCTCTACTTATCGTAGTCTTTAGTTTTTTTTTAATGAGTGGGGTAGGGGTTGAAAGTCGGGGTTCTACAGAAAATGTTGACAATGTGTTTGAAACAGATAAAGAGGTGGTACAAGTAAAGAGTGTGGCTCAAGAGCAAGCCGAGATCATCTCAGACATGAGGGACGAGGTTAAAGAGCTTCACGAGATGACTTGCCAAATCACCCTTATGCTTAAAAGCACAGGAGAACATAAAGATGTCAGAAGAGACTGTAAACCCAGAGGCGACAGAGACAGCGACCAACCAACCTCAAGAAGTGGGGACACTCACCGAGGAGGAAATGGCTTCGATCTCACAACTCCGTCAGAACGCTAATCAGCTTTTAAATCAGCTTGGTCAGTTAGAGCTCCGCAAGACTCGTATTGCGTTTCAGATTGAGCGTAATGAAGCACAGGCACAAGAGATTGTAGCATCAGCTCGTGAGCGTCTTGGTATTCCAGAGTCAGCACCTTGGCAGATTCAAGAGGATGGCAAGGTTGTAGCGATCCTCAATCAGCCATCTGAAGAGGGTGTTACTGCTGACGAGGGTAGCGACTGATTAGTTAGCTCACCCAACAACCTTTAAGGTTGATAAGATCGACTTGAAGAGCCTATCTTCCTTGAATGAGGAGATAGGCTCTTTTCGTTTGTAGTTTCTTTATATCTTCTCATAAGTGATCTCTTAACCTTAACCAAATGGAGACTGACTTATGAGAAGATCAGCATCAGAAGTAATTAGAAATCTTGAGATGAGGATCGCTCGTCTTGAAAGGCAGTCTTCAAGTACGGACGACTACATACTTGCAAAGAAAATTGAGCGTCAGTTGGACGAAAACGGTCTTACCTTAAAAGACCTCGAAAGAAACCCTAAGCTCCTTGACCTTGATGAGATTGAGCATCAAAATCCTAGCATGAAATCTGACATACAAAGATGGGTCAAGAAGGGTTGGATCACCATTGAGGGTGGTGAATATGAGGAGTCTCGTGGAAGCCGATCATATCCTGGAGGTTGGGATGCGTACCTCATCACCAAAAAAGGTATTCAAGAGATTAGGACTTGGAACACCCTACAACAGATGGGTCGGCTTCACCACCACATCCAGATGGGAGTGATTAGGCCTCTGACCACCTAAAGAAACGATCATCTTCTTTATGAGTGATCCCCATACGCTTCACTTTACCAGCTTTCTTCCCACGCACATAGCGTTCAAAGTCAGTAAAGTGTCTACGCTCTAAGTCGGACAAGTCATCAACGGTAATCTGTTCTTCGACTAAGAGCCAAAAGCGACTCGCCGCTTTAGCTACCCAAAAGGCATCGGCTTGGTGGTTATTCCACCTCTTAGCACCTTGCCCTTGAGTAGCTTGTTTAGCCGCGTCTACCATATCTCCCTTACCCATCTTCCACCCCTTTGGTCGATTAAGGAAAGCAGAGGCATGAGCTTTAACTTGATTGGGGGAGAGGTAAACAGTGTCGCACTTCTCAAGCATGAGGGCTTCATTGCTGTAGAGGAACAGACCGTACATACCCTCGGAATATAGATCGTTGAAGATGGGAGACTCGATCCCGACACGCAGTGTTTCTTCGGGGTGGTCAGCTCTGACTTTCTGTACGATTTCTCTTAAACCTTCTCTAAGAGTGATATATCTATCAACGAACATCATCTTGGCTTCTGTTTTCATTGTGCCTTTATCCATGAAGTGTCCGTCATCACGGATAAGCGTCCACCCAAAGTTTCTAAGTGAGGGGTCGAGTCCTAAGATCATGTGGTCAATCCTTTTGTAGTTTATTTATGATCGTCTTTATATGTTCGTTATATGATACCCCTTTTAAGGAGAAAACCACATGAGACATGATAACAGTTATCGTAGAGCAAAACGCTCTTATCGTGAGGCTTCAATGAGCCGACAGGCAACAATGGAGCGTATTGCAGGGCTTGAGATGAAGGTCGCGGCGATGGAATACCAAGCAGGGATGAAAGAGTCTCTTAAGGGGCTATTCCTCAAGTATGTTGCCGAGCCTCTTGATAAGTATCGCAGACATCTTAATCTTTTTAAGATGCCCATTGATGATCTAATGGATGATGTAATCGAGGCGATTGCTCCAGAGTATGCCGAGAAGCTCATGGAGGCTGAGGTTGACGCTGACTTCACCGAGTTTGAAGAGGGTGCTAAACTCCGACAAGATGAGAGAGCACATGGTCAGTCCAAATTCCCCCCTCGTAATAAGTCTCCAGAGTTCTATGAGGGTTATCATTGGGGCGATGTTAATGATGGCCCTGTTCCGAATGAGGTTAAGAAGCGTATCATCCAGGAAGCCGCTCAAGAGCACAGCAAGAAGGTTACCGAGAGAGCTTTGAAAAAGGTTCTTAATGTAATCAACCCTGTTGAGATCATCAAACACGCTTACCACATCATCAAGAAGCATGGATGGGATCCTCATACTGAGGAGATTTGGTATAAGAAATGGCCTAAGCGTCTGTTCAAGGTTGTTCTCATGGGTATTGCTGTAGCTATCGTTGAGACAATCGAACACGCTGTACTACCTGCCATTATGGTTAAGCTCACGGGCAACCCAGCTTGGTATGGACTTGCCGCTGTACCTCTCCTTGAGATTGTTCTTCCTATCGTCCTCGCTTACTTCAAGGGAGCTAAGAAAGACACTGTTGATGAGCCAGGACACCTTGATTGGTATGAAGAGAACTATGGAGAAATCGAGGATGTCCTTGACGATAATGTCTTTGACGATGATGACGATGATGATAGCCGAGTAGCGAGCTATCGTCCTCGTGGTCGCAGAGCGAGTTATCTTGATCCTGCTCTCAAGTTTAACTACAACCTTTAAGGTAGTACGCAGAGTCCTCGACTCACATTGTGGATGACAGGGAAGCATTTCCCTCCAGCCACAATGACCGTACCCAACATAGATGGGTCTTTAGGGTGAACCACATTATCGGTGGTAATCACCTCATCTATACCTAGCTCATTCAATCGGTGTTCTGCATCGGTGAATGAGCTTTGTTTTATGCCCCATTGCTCTTTTTCACTACGAGCTAGGGCATACCCTACCATAGCCTCTATAACTTCGTTTACAGAGGCTTCTATGCCCCATGTGAGTACCGACTCTCTATTAGAGGGTTGCTCTACCCATTTGAGTAGGTCATCTCCCTTTGGAGCACCTACGAGTAAAGGCATACATTTAGGGGGAACATCTACTTCGAGGAACAATGGTGTCTTGCCCTTTACTTTTAGTTCTAAGATTTCAATCATCATTGTCCTCGTTTTGGTCTGTACTATCGGCAAGAACCCATAAGAGAGCGGCCACATCTGGATATTTACTAGCTATCTTACCCATGTCGCCCTCATTGATGAGATCATCAAACTCAAGATTGAACTCGTCTCTGATTTCTTCCTCTGTTTTTTGGGGCTTGAAGAAAGGACAGGTGTTTGGTGTGGATGGGTCACAGATCACACCATCCCACTCTTTAGGTTTCTCTGCATCTTGGAGGCAAACATAAAACAAAGGGTCATTAGCATTGCCTCGGACTAAACCGGAGTGAGAACAGTTGCAAGGCTTCTTCGACATACCATTGCGAATAGCCTTTTGAAGAAGCCGATGTTTGACTTGCTTGAGCTTATGTCTGATTGCACCTTGTTTCTTCATTACTTTATTCTCTTTAAGGTAGCACCATTCTTACTTGGTGTGATCTTGTATCCTATATCACAGTTATCAGCAATGGTCGGATCATGTGTAATACACAAAATGTCCATATCTAAGCGTTGACAGAGAACCTTGAGAAAATCGACTAGAATCTCTACTCGGTTTTCGTCCACAGCAGGGAATGTCTCATCAAGAATGAGGACAGGTCTTAGGTTTCTCTTAAGGATTAAAGAAATCCTTAACAAGAGGCTCTGTATCGTGGTGACAGCTCCACCAAAAGCGTCTAAGCCATCTCCCTCAATCTCAAGCCCATCTTGACCTTTAAAGGTGGTTTTGAGATTGACTGCTACCTTACCACGAACCTTTGTGATCTCGGCTGTCAGCCCAACCTCTTGTTCGGGGAAGATCGCCTTCAACCCCTCTTCTAAGAGGGAGATATAGGTCGATACCCCTCGCTCTACTTCATCTTGAGCGAGAGTGTCGAGGATGACCCCTGCTTCTGTCTTTTTATCTTTATCTAGCTCAAGGAAAGCGATCTCGTTTTCGAGGTCGTCTATGCGTTTTTCACACGATTCCTTGAGCGTTTTTAATCGGTAAAATCGAGAAGCAAGGTCATTCATCACATTAAAGCATCCAACCTATAATAGAAACAGTCTGTACTCCAGAGTCTTGATCGGACTTAAAGAGCATATAACCCTTGTTGCCCTCACGAGTACACCCAAAGACGATGTTATCATTATAGATTTCTACTGCCTTTTTGATCGACAAATAGTTAAAATCGAAAGTGGCGATGTCGTCACCCTCACCAGCCTCTTTGAGCCGAGTCGCATACATCAAGTTGGAGAGGTCTGTGATCTCTTCGAGTGGCTTCTCTGCATCCTCGAATGGGGGCACTTCGAGATTGTATGAGATCGTCTTACTGTTAGACGAGTTCATCTCAAGGCTAGGAGGCAATAAAGCCTCATCTTCGGGGTCTTTGAATGTGACTTTATAGTTGGTCTTATCAGCAAACGCTGACAAGAATGTAAGCCCATTCATAAAGTTATCCTTAGACAGCCTCCAAACCCTACGAGGCGTCCAGTTAAACGCATCAGCATATTGCTGTGTGATGGGAGGGTAGGTGTAAGGCAGATCCATTACAGCGAATAACGCACCGTCCTCTGCCTTAAAGAATGTCGCTTGACCACCACTAAGGACTTCAATCACATTACCGTCATATGCTTTGAGGAACTTCATCAGTGGTGCGATGTCCTTGTAGTGGATCTTTACATCCATCCCTTGAAGGTCATCGTGTCGGGACATATTAAGCATATATCCGTCACAGGCAATCGCTTTACCACCCTCGATCAAGATCATTGCAAGCTCTGGTCTACGGCTATCATCTTGTGATACATACTGTCGGTTTGTATTAAGCGTATCATAGAGGATAGAAGCAGAAATCTCTCCGACCTTAGTCGCTTGTTTGAACTTCTCGACCCAAGGAGGGAATGCTTCGGGATCTAATGAGACTGTGGTTGCCTCACCCTCACTGCCCTTTAAGGATACTTCCTTCTCCTCATCGTTGTACTCAATCTCAACGACACCTGTCATAACATTAGTCGCTGAGATTAAACGCTTACCCTCGATAGAAAAAGACCCTTTATCTTGAACTGTAGCACCGATGACAGGGATCTTTGAAAACTGACGAGGGGGAGAACAAGCCATGACGCTCACACCAGCTTCTTCGGCAGAGAAGATAAAGTGTGAGGTGATGTCTTGATTTGTACCCAAAGTGTTCTGAGCGATTGATAGGGTTTCTTTCAAGTCTTGTGCTGAGACTGTAATCTTCATAGAGAATCTACTCGACTTTCAATGCGTGTGATGACTTGCTCTGCATCCAACAGAGCTTCGTTAAGTTTGGTGATTGCCTCTTGCCTTTCAGCTTTGAGGCGATTGATTTCATCTTCAAGAGTGTCGGGGTTAATACCCCTTTCGACCAATCTTTTATCAAGCTCCGAGAGACTTGATCTGGCTGCTTCTAGCTTACCAAGCAAACGCTCTCGCCTTCGCTCAATGTCTAGTTTTTTATTTACGAGTTGTTCAAGATCCATTTGAACTTTCCTTTCGTAGTGTGGTTATCAACCATTATATGATTTACTTCATATTGAGGTTGATAATCCCCCCACCTTGTTCAGTCGGGTCTGGTGTCTTTGTTTTACCTAGACCACGCTTCGCCGCATTACGCTTCTTTTGTGCTTGTCGTTCTTCACAGATGTTCTCGAACTTACACCAAGTACAGTGCTTAGGGATTGGGTTAGGCTCAAACACCCCCCTGTGGATAGCACGATTAGTTTCAATCGCCTCTTTCCCTAGCCTACGAATATCGTCATCTGTGATCTTCACTTCAACAAATCCAGTCCACTCATCATCTGGATTTGCAAAGTGCTTCTCTGGAGGGTTTGATCGAGGATACCTAAAGTAAAAGAACCCAAGCCGATCTGGTACTTTCCCATATTGTAATCTAAAACAAAGGGCATACCACCGAAGCTGATCTTCGTCCTCATATTTCATTGGAGTAGATGCGTTCTTACCATCAAGGATATGAACCTTGCCCTCCTTGTCTCGATATACAAGGTCAGCAATACCACATACATTAAAGTATTTGTTCATAGGTGGGGTCATACGCAACTCGGACTTCGCATACGGCCCAAGAAATCTATGCTCTTTTAAAATCTCAAGAAAGTTTTGAGCACCTTTATGACAGATGTCCATTGCTTCTTCTCTAGTCATATATGACCAGATCACATAGTGGCGTTGCTCTGCTTTGGCAAACGCTTGATCAACGATCTCCTTGATCTTTGTCTGTATCGTCTTAGGATCACGATACAACTCATGGTCGTATATTTCCTCAACCACAGTAGATAATACAGTACCCATTAACTGATGATGCTCGGAGTCTTTTGACTCATCAGGCAATGGCTTTGGCTTTCCTTTACCAGCCCCTAAATCATGGTCGGGGTGTCCTTTATGCCATAGGTATTGTTGAGGGCAAGCCCTCATCATTTTCAAGTGAGACCAGTATATGTTTCTCATGGGATCGTCCAATACTTCGGTGTTAGGTTCACCCATATTGTACCTCCTATCTAGTTAAAGTTGACGACCCTCTTCCTTATATGTTTGTAATCCCTTTATGACCCCTAGATTATGTAGCAAACGCATTTGGGGGTCTTATGTTAGACAGAGTAGTACAACGACACATGGTTAGGCTTGCTTGCCAAGTAGCTTATGAGCAAACCCCTAACTTGAAGAAAGCACACGCTTCGGATTTCTCTCTTGAAGCAATCCAAGTAATCGCCAAGCACTTAACCTCCAATAGCCGTCAAGACTTTACGCAGAAGAAGGCTTTTTTCTCCATAGTAAAAAAGGTCAAGCAACTCATCGACCTCTTTAAGAAAGCACCTCAAGCGTGGGATAAGTTTAAAACCATGCTAGGTATTACTTCTAGCGGTGTGGCGATGGTTAAAGAAATCGACACAAAGCTCGGTAATCTTCTTGAGGAGGGGAAGAAGAAGCTCGACCAAGTAGCTAAAAGAGTATGGAGTGAAATACCCATGCTTAAGTTGATTGGTGAGGTTCTTGAAGAAAAGAACAGGTGGGAAGTAGCATTAGAGAACGCAAAAAAGTTTGTACCAGAAAAGGTATTGAATGCGTTTAAAGCGATTGAATCTAGTGCCACATCAATAGGCGATTATTTAGATGACCTATTAAGCAAGTCTAAGACCCTCAAAGCATTATCAGCACCAATCAAAATCTATCTGTTTTTTCAGATATGGGATTGGTTTGCTGACTTTGACTTTAGGGTCGTGGTGGCAGGTATTCTCGGCACGATTGATTTCAAAGACTTGATCGCCCTATTACCCTCGGAGGGTATCGAGATCATCCTTGAGCTTGTACTACCCCCACCAGCCAATGGAGCGTTAGCAAAGCTCATAATAGAAGTGGGGGTTGCCTCTGCCTTTGCCATGATTATGGTGCTAGAAATCAAATACTTGATGACTGTCTACAAAGTAAACAACACCAAAGACCTCTTAGCAAAGCTAGAGGCTAATGGCTAATCTTAGTTGAAGAGATCGTCTAGCTCGTCCATAGCCGCTTGAGCATCACCACCGAGCTTGCTTGATGGCTCTGTCTTGATCTCTGGTTCATCTTCCTTCTTCTTGGAAGTAAGATAACCACGCACTTGACCAAACATAACATCAAGCCAGTTAGCAGGGAGAAGGTTTCGGAAGCCCTCAAGACCTTGACCCTTATGTTCTGTGCCTGTGGTTGGGTCAGCCCAAGTGTACCAAGCACCACCCTTCTTCACGACACCGACAGAAATCGCAAGGTCAAGCACAGTACGCTCATTGTCTACACCTACACCATTCATAAGGTAGAACTCGGATTCATGTTTATAAGCGTCTGACACCTTACACTTATCGAGGGTAGCACGAACGATGTTGCCCTTGACGGTATCAATCATCTTGTTCTGTAGACCGTCCCACTCCTTACCTCGATCCTTACCAACCACACGAAGCATGATCTTGAGGCTTGAGTAGTAAGTCCATGCTTGACCACCTTGAGGCTTACGAGTCGGACCACCACCAAAGCCACCCATACCACCGATAGCTTCACGAAGCTGAGAAATCCCGATAACTGCTGTGTTCGAGTCTGCAATCACACGCTTAAAGAGTGGGAGGAACTGCGACCATTGGCGAGCGAGGAGTCCGACAGCAGATTGCTCACCAGCTTCCTTTTGGAACATCTTTTCGGGAACACCTGCACCCACAGAGTCAACCACAATCAGATCGACTCCTGCTGAGGCGAACTTGACCATGAGCTTGAACCCTTGCTCAAGGGTTTCGGGCTGAAGGAGCATGAACTTAGATTTGTCTGTAACAGGCACACCGAGCATTTGAGCATAACGAGGTTCGACCTCATTCTCCCAGTCAATGTAGACACAAGTTCCACCTTCCTCATTACAAATCGAGGCGGCTGTCTGGAGAGCGATAGTGGTCTTACCTGCACCTGCAAGCCCATAGATATTGGTGATGCGTCCACGAGGTATGCCAGGACAGGGGCGTACACCTTGAGCGTTCTCTTTACCCCCGATGAGATAGTCGAGAGAAACAGAACCTGTGCTGATATGAGGCATGGAGGTAGACAGAGAATCGAGATCAAGCTCTACAAGAGCCGAGTCTTTCTGACCCTTTTCAGCTTCGTTGAGGACACCAGCGAGATCGACACCTTTTAGGGCCGACTTTACCTTTGAAGATTTTGACTTTGATGTTTTGGCTTTAGCCATGAACGCACTCCTTAAGAATGAGGTTAATGGGACGACTTCAAGACCCTTATATGATCTTCTCATTTATAGTCTATTTATAATTTTATTTTCTATGTAAGAGGAGAGACAAACATGATTTACAACACTTTAGCACACATTGGAGATACTGTTCCGTGTCAAGTCGCTTGGCTAGGAACAGACCTTAAACCTCTTGATGTTCAGAATGTTGAGGCGACTCTCTTTCACTATGTAGGGGATGTACGCACTGTATTAAGTGGACCAAACGCAATGGTAGCCACGGATCAAGCTCATCGCTTCGTGTATCGCTTTACCGTACC